TGAACGAAGATAATTTAGAAAAAATAAAATTAGTAGAATTGTTAAAGGGCAAAAAGACTCCGATAACAGAGGCTTCATTAAATCTTCAATTTCCAGCAATGACCTTGTATGAACTTAAAGAGTATTTGTACAGTGACAAATATTACAACTGGAATGTTACTCTAGACGAAGATGGATATATTTGTGTACAATCAAGAAAGAATACTCCTAAGACCCGCATTGGGTGGGGTGTCTTTGAAAAGGATTTAGTATGTCGAATTTAGAAGAACAGATTTCTCAAGAGTTTGCAGAACAAATGTGCAGTAGTATTGACTTTGAAATACTATCAGATATATTAGTCAATGCCTGCGGATGGCATAAAATAAAGTTGACAAGATTCACAGATAATCGACACGCAGTAGATATTGCCAATTGGTGTCACGATACACTTAAGAACGAATGGAAACGTAACGGTTCAACTTTTATTTTTGAAGACCAGGGAGATGCTGTAAACTTTACATTAAAGTGGGTACGATGATCAAGGTTAGTACGGCAGATCCGTTATTCAATCAAGCATACTTAAATGCTTTTCGTGCCTTGCCAGTTATTGAATTAGAAATGCCTCGTCAATATGGACAACGTTGGCGTGAAGCCTACAAGTGTAGAGTTGATGTTGGCGGAGGCGAATGGCCGCATCGCAGTTATATCTTTGACAACGATGAAGATTACACACTGTTTATGCTAAGGTGGCTATGAAAGTTAGCATACAACATTGGCGTTTTGAAGACGGCTCAACAGTTCCTAATCCCGATAGTCGTTGGAAAATGGAGCCACCGCCTCGCGGGTGGTACTGTTGGGCCTATACACAGAACGATGCGGAGTTTGTAGATTGGATGGCAGCAACTTGTCCTACAGCAGATGTTACTCATCGATTTAACAGTGGCAATCCAATGTATACTGTCTATATCAAAAACGACAACGAAGCAACTTTGTTTAGTTTAAAATGGATGTAATATGGCACAGATTAAAAATTCTATTGCGTGGCCCAATGCGCTGGATAGAACACCGCAGGTTAATCAAGCTCTTGCGGACTGGTACTTCAAAGCCCACCCAGACCGGATCTACAGGCCCCCAGTGAATAAGTACAACCTTATAGGAGATCGTGTGGAAGAATGTAGAGAACTAGAAGTACATACATTTCAAATGGGAGATGTTGACGATCCAGACTTGTATGCTGCAGAACCATTATGGCAGTGGCAGCAAAGTGAATTTGGTCAGTGGGTTATGAAAAATGCAGCAGATACTCCCACTTGGCACAGAATGGCCGATCCTACAAGTTTTGGTTATCGATATATAATTACAGCAAAGTTTATGGGACCAGCACTCACCAAAATGTTGTTGAGAAAGGGCAGTTAATGGATAATCCAAAAAATTTTGTTAATATGGCTCACAAAAAAGTAGGAGCCACGCTGTTAGAAGATGACAAACTAATGGCAATATTAGAATCGTATCATATCGTTCGTCTTGAGAAAGACGATGACTTTTCTGAAAAATTGGGCTGGTGTTTGGAACACTGTCAAAATAAATTTCGAGATATTAAAGAATCAAATTGTCGAGCTTGGTATTTCCAAAATGAACAAGATGCTTCTATGTTTGCAATGAGATGGTCGTGATTGATCCAAAATATCTCAAGGATTTGACTCCGCCAAAAAACCTGTTAGATCAGTGCTATCAGGTGCTACTATCTGATCCAGAGGAGCCTATGTGGCGTATTAAAAAATGGGCTCGGGAGCATTGTCAAAGTTTCATTTGGGCAGAATTGGTAGACACTTCAGATGTTAGTTACCAATATGACAGCGTGGCAGCATTCTATTTTATTGAAGAAGCAGACAAAATAATGTTTGCTCTAAAATGGAAATGATGCTATAATAGTATATCAATAACATCTAAACGAAAGAAACAAAAATGAAAATTGGTTTTAGTTTAGGACGTTGCGTCCGCGATATTGTTAACGAATCGGTGTCTTTTGATGATGTGGCATTTATCATTGCTGCCACTAATATTCATTCTGAAGAACAGCTTGCTCAGGTTGTTGATAGCTATTTGTATCGAGACGAATATCTGTACGGGCTAGATGACGCCCGTTGTCAAGAAATAGCTCTGGCCCTTTGGAATTCAAATAAAATTTTACAACCACGTAGACAGGGTATGCATCGACACAAACAACCAGAAAATGCCGTTTGGGTTGATATATTTCCTACAGTAAATAGTAATAACGATGCTGTTAAAAAAGCCTGGGACGCTTATCGTTTTATGCTACATATGACAGAAAACGTTGACAACGAGGCAGTTGAAATCTTTAAGTAAGGAGAGCGTAATGGTCAAAGTAGGAAGCATTTGGGAAGGTACTGATAAAAAATTCTGTGTTATTAGTGTAACAGACGTAAATGGTCATACCTGGGTACACTATAGAGAAGATCTTGGTATTAAAGTACCGACTAAAGAATGTAAAGAATATAGTTGTTATCTAGAAAGTTTTGTTGCAAGATTTCGAGAAATTGTAAATTGATCAATCTTCATTTTTCTTTAAGTAATCCATATAGTGATCATTTTAACAGTGGTCATACCTGGAACGGTATTGTTGGATCTAGTTATAAAGTCTGGGAAGTGCAGATTATGGAAACCAATAATATTGTTGAATTTCAATTTAGATTAAATTTTAGGCAAGATCACGCAGGAATTTCACTCGAGTTGGGATTGCTAGGTCGTAATATTTGTGCTCAAATTTACGACACACGCCATTGGAACCGCAACGAAAATAAATGGGAAAACTATGACTGAAGCACAGGCCGTAATTTTACTTCTAGCATTTTTTGGTATAAAACACTTTGTTGTTGATTTCCCGTTACAGGGCCCGTATCAATGGATGAACAAAGGTACCTACGGGCACCCAGGCGGACTGCTACACGCAGCCCTACACGGAATTGGTACTGTTGCAGCCCTTTGGTTGTTTGCTGACTTGCCCTGGATTTTTCTAATGATGCTATTCGATGTAGTTGTACACTATCACATCGATTGGGCAAAAATGAAGCTAAATGCACGATACGGATGGAAGGCTAACGAGCACCCTCAATTTTGGTGGTTGCTGGGCTTTGATCAACTGCTTCATTGGCTAACTTACTGCATAATTATTGGCTGGACTATAGGTGCTTTTTAAATTAACTTATGCTATAATTATTAAGAGGATAAGTAAGAGTACACTTAGTGGAGCCAAAAATTGAAAAAAATTGATGAATTTAATGCAGAAGATCGTGTTGATATCAAATTACTGGAAAATTCAGTACATTTTCTTGTTGGCGAAATTGAAGAAGAAAACATCACAAAATGTATCAAGTGGATCACATACGAAAATTATATCAACAAACAAGATAAAATTTTAACATTGTATGTAAACAGTACAGGCGGAGACCTCTACCAGGCATTTGCACTGATTGACATAATGAAATCAAGTGAGTATCCAATTAGAACTATTGGCATTGGTAGTGTAATGAGTGCTGCATTTTTAATTGTTGCCGCAGGCACAAAGGGCGAACGATATGTTAGTCAAAACACCAGCTGTATGTGTCATCAGTTTAGTTCTGGTACAGATGGCAAATATCACGATCTCAAAGCTGAGATGAAAGAAACAGAATTACTGAATAGTAAAATGGTTGACATTTTAGTTACGGCAACTAAACAACCACCAAGTTACGTAAAGAAACGTTTACTCCCACCAACTGATCAGTATATGACCGCACAAGAAATGATTGAACACGGTGCCGCTGATTATCTTTTAGAATAAACAAAATGAAAAATGTAATTACATTTGACCCAGTAGCTAAAGCCAACGAAGAGCGTAAAGAAGAATTATTATCTGTAGTAGACGAAATACGTAGACAGATAGAAGCAGGTGAGATCAAAGAATTTGTTGCCTGTAGTCTAGACGACGTAGGAGTTGCACAAATACACGTTTCTGCACTAGACCTTCCGGGTAGTGTAGGACTATTCGAAATTGGTAAAGTAATGTTAATCAACAGTCAGGAAATGCTCGATTAAATATGGATTCGGTTGTTTATCACAAATACCTAAATCTTCCTTTTGATTTTCCTAAACCAACAAGTTTTAATGAGCCACCCGAGGGCTACGCTGCGTTAGTTAACAGAGATCAAATCTATCCTCCTTTCGAAGAATGGATTAACAGTCTTGGATTAAAAATTTCAAATGTGTTAGAAGCATTCTATACAAAGCCCAACGGCGGTAGAGTGCCTCTACATTCAGATACAAGTTATATACCCGGCACACACGATATATGTAAATTAAATTTTACCTGGGGACCACCAGACAGTACTACTCAATGGTACAAAATTAAAGACGAATCTAAATTACAGAAATATCATTTCGGTGATGGCGGTGCTAATAAAAAATTCTATGAAGCAGGTATAGTACCTGATATAGATATCGAATATGTATTATTTGCTGACTGGGAAGATGCTGAGTTAGTCTACGAAGCTGTTATTGATCGTCCTAGTTTGCTAAACATCAGTCAACTACATTCTACTTGGAATCCTTCGCCAACTGAAGATCGTTGGACCTTATGTTTTACTCTATTAGAAAACGGTGAACTGCTAACTGTTAAACGAGCCCTTGAGATTTTTAAAGATTACATAGTATGAAATATAGAGGCTTAATACCTAACGAACAACAAGAAACGATACATCCGCCCCTGCCACGATGGCAGTACGGAGAAATTCGTGATGGTAGAAAAATTGTAGATCCTATACTACATTATGGCTGCTTTGTGTTAGGTTATGAAAATAATGAAATTGTAGATTTTGTAGCAGATGTTATTAAGAATAACAGACCAGAGATAGCCGAGCATATGATGCCAAGAACCAACGATGTTCGATTAAATCATATCAGCTTTGATTTTGTAGATAGAATTTATAACCTTTCGGGAATGAATTCGTTCTTTGCTCTTAGTGGATCAGACGCCAACGAAGGCGCAGTAAAACTGGCCAGTGCTTATCACTATCAGAAAGGTAATCACCATAAAAAAACTGTTGTAGGATTTGAAAAAAGTTATCACGGCAGCACGTGGTTAACTATGAGCATTGGCCACGATAATTTTATGGATAAGCCGTTTTATACAATGGATCCTTATCAAAGCATAAAACGCATACCTAGAGATTTTACTGACGACTGCGTCGATTGGAATACTGTCGCTGCTATTATGATTGAAACCTGTGCCTACGGACAACCGTTAATTCCGCCAAGCGCAGAGTTCTGGGCAAGACTAGATCGCATACGAACAGAACACGATGTATTGATAATCATCGATGATATTTTTATGGGCGGTGGAAAAACTGGACACTATCTAGGTTGGAAGCAGTTCAACATTGAACCAGACATCGCTACAATGGGTAAGGCAATAACCGCAGGGTTCTTTCCCCTAAGTATGGTTCTTTATAATAAAAAAGTTGAAGAGGCCCTTCCTCCAGGCTTTCGATGGGAACACGGGTTTACCTACTGCTTTAGCCTAGCAGGCATCGCTAGTGCTACAAAATATTTAGATATCTTAGAAAGAGATAATCTATTAGCCAATCACGATCAACTTGTAAAGACTGCAACGGCTACATTTGAAGAATGTGGATTTACAGTTAACAGTAGATTTGGTCTACATTACAAAGTTAGCAACGAACACGAAAAATACTTTTACATAATTCCAGTGAATGCCACTGACGAATACTTTGAAGTACTAAGGGATAACCTACAATGGTTTACACAGAGTACGACCCGCTAGAAGAAATTATTGTAGCAGACTCGTATCTGCCTGGCGACTTAGATCATCTATTTCCAAACAACTCTCTGTCATCGTTTAATCGTATATTAGACGAAACTAAACAAGACTTTGACAAGCTAGCAGACTTTCTTACAGCCGGCGGCATAAAAGTTACTAGACCCCAAGTGATGAAGTATTCCAATCACGTTGCTATGAGCGGCTTTGATGTAAAATTTCCTATGGGTCCTACAGTACCAAGAGACCAATACAAGGTACAAGGAAAGACCATACTTCAGACCTATACTAGTCTTACCGATCGATACTTTGACGGACTAAGCTATTATAAAATATTTTCTGATCTATTTGATCAAGGTTATAACTGGATCAGCCAACCAAGTCCGCCGCTGGTCAATGTAACCCCAGAGGACATATGGTATGTTAGTGGAGAGATCTATCATACAAGATTAAAGGACCGTTTGCTGTTTCACACAGCTACTATGTTTCCGGTGGGCGATAAAATTATTATGAACTCACAAGGTCCAGGTAACAAAATGGGCTTTGAATGGTTAAAAAGAAACTTACCAGAATTTCAATTTATTGAGAACCACGGAACTCGTGCTGAAAATTATGGACACATTGATCACGGATTTATAATGATTGATGATGAAACAGTTGTACACGCAGGAATTGATTGGGTGCCACTGGCATTGCGTCATCTTAAATTAATTGATGTTGAACAGTATGTTCCTAAAGCTAATACCGCACAGTACAAACAAGATTATATTAGTGCTGGCGGTAGATATAACTTGTCTTGGATTGAAAAATATCTAGATAACTGGCGTGGGTATAATCAGGACGTTTGTTTTGATCTTAACGTGTTAGTTATTGATCGTCACAACATAGTATTTGGTCGCCCACTGCCTGAGCTATTTCAATACCTAAAAACTTTTGGTATAGAATGCCACGTATGCGAACAGCGTCATATGCTGTTTTGGGAAGGCGGTGTTCATTGTTCTACACTAGACGTTAAACGTCGCGGTAATCTTAGATCTATTATCTAATCAAAACTGCGTATTTCAGCTAGATAGTCTTGATCCCAGTATTGATAGTAATCTGTTTTTTCTAAGGCAGTTCTAGCTGATGTTAATTCTTGCTTAGTCTGCACAATAATGCAGGGAAAAACTCCGTTGCCTGTTTCGTGTCCGTTAATATAATTTGGCTTGTGCGGATGATCAGGCAGAAACACAAAGTTAGGGTTAAGCTCTTTGAGCGTTCTGCATAGATCTTCTAATTCGCTGTAACTGCTGCGAATACCGTTTTCCATATAAACTGTGATTTGATCTGTTAAACCTACAAATTCTTCCATAGATAATTTTTCTACAGAAACAATACGAGGCATCTTGGCAAATGGACAAATTCTATTTCCGCCAAGGTCTTGATGTTTAACAGTTATTCTAGCTATCCATTTTTCTACCACACGTTCTGGAGAATCTACAATATCTGTAAATCCGTGTTCTCGATCTAAAAATTTATAGTCTAGTGTAATAGGTTGAAACATAGACAAAGATTTAAACACTATGTCTGTTTCTAGATTAGCACAGGTGTACACGTCTAACTGAAGTGTTGCTGGATCTGTTTCGTCCCAGGTATGAAGGACGATATGACTGGTTTCGATCACAGCGAACGAAGTGATACCTCGATTGCCAACCTTGTCGCAGTACACAGATACCGGACCGTGCAGGATTTTCATCTGTATGTCGTTTACTAAATTTGAAATCCATTCTGATATTTGATCAGTGTCCGATATAGGATTAGCAATCTGCGCTCTTACTAAAAGATGTTTATGTTGAAGCATACGTTACTTATCAGTACACAATTAGCTCAATATAAAATTTTGTTGCAAAAAAGCCACATTATCAGGCCATATTTCACTTGACAGCTAAATAAAAAGACAATATAATAGATACTGTTGCTTAGGAAGGCGTCAAAAAATATTTTGCCAAAATTGCAAATAGGGGTTGACAACAAGGCTAAGTAATAGTATAATAGATACATAGGTTAGCGAGGTCGCTGATCTTTTTAAAGGATTTAAAGAGAAATAAAAATGCAAACGATTTTTAATAGACATCAGTTTATATCCACAGCCAAACAAGGCGGCGTGATGCCATCTTGCTGGTATGCGATTGAGACAAGTCTATCAAATGATCGTTTACCTAGTTTAGGGTCTAAGGAGATCGTGTATAGTTAACAAATAACAACTACACAAACTTTAAGGACCCTAGGATTAAAAACCCTGGGGTTTTTTGTTTTTAACAAAGGAATTATGAAAGAGAATAAGATAGATTACACAAAATTAAATGAACAGATCGTTAGACAGGCTTATGCAGGGTTGTTTGTTTTAAATGAACAACAAAAGCATAAACTGATTGAAGATAAGTTTAAACGAGCCAAACAATATTCGGCTGCACTTGAGAAGAGTCCAGTTACGTTTTAAGTTGGCAAAGTGTGAATAAGAGGTAACGAGGACCTCGCTGGGCACTATAAACATCTGGCAAACGGGCGGCCTAGGCGATGGAATCTCTCTTGTGAGACTAAAAACCCTAGCGTAATAAAGCACATTATCAAGATGCGGTTCGATTCCCCACCTAAGGAACGAGGTTGGCTGGTAGCTTAGTGTGCTTTATTACACACTCTCCTTGGGGACGTCCATTCGGGCCCTGGACAAGCATAGCTCGGAGAGTGTTACAATTTATGGAGGTGTAGGAAAATTGGTAACCCCAGTGGACTGTAAATCCGCCGTCTCTGACACTGCTGGTTCAACTCCAGCCGCCTCCACCAAATATGGTTGACAGCAATGATATTTGCTGTTATAATAAATGTATGGCCCGTTGATATAATGGTGATTATGCCTGCCTGTCTAGCAGGACAAAGGAGTTCGATTCTCCTACGGGTCGCCAAGTTTTATGCACCTATCGTCTATCGGTTAGGACACCGCCCTTTCACGGCGGGAAGAGGAGTTCGATTCTCCTTAGGTGTACCAATAATATCTCGGTGGTGTAATGGTAGCATAGCAGTCTCCAAAACTGTTTGTCGGGGTTCGAGTCCCTGCCGGGATGCCAAATTTATGCGGGTATGATGTAATGGTAACCTGAAACCTTGCCAAGGTTTATTCGCGAGTTCGATTCTCGCTACCCGCTCCAAATAATATGCACCGGTGGCAGAGAGGCCCAATGCAGTGGATTGCAAATCCGCAAAACCGTAGGTTCGAATCCTACTCGGTGCTCCAAATAACACGGCTTCAACCTCTGAAACATAGTCTTTACGTTGAAGTTTTTTATTATGCCCCTATGGCCAAATTGGTAAAGGCGGCTCTCTCAAAAGGAGTGTCATAACTATCGGTTCGAATCCGATTAGGGGCACCATTTTTATTAAATACTCGTTGCTATGATACAACAAATTTTTGGGTCAACTGTGGTTATACTTAAAGCAGATAATGTTGAAGAATTATTTTCAAGAGATCTCTATGAAAGTACTGTTGACTATCTTATGCAGATAGATAATAAATTTGTTGATCACCCGTATGTACGGGGTGGAAAAATTTGCACAACAGATCTTAATTCTAAAACAGAATTTAATACTACTATTGTATTAGATGCGCTAAGAGAATTTTTAAAAAGAACAGCGTTAAACTATGCACATCTGTATTCAGACAAACCTGTAAAAGATTTGACGTTTAGACATTCTTGGGTTAATCTTACATTTCAAGGTTGTGAAATTAAAAATCATAATGATCGCGACGACGGTATTAATAAATCTTTAATAGCGACCTTTTATCCAAAGGTACCTGCAGATAGCGCAAACTTAGTTTTTATACGCAACAGCAAGTACGGAGATTGGGCTAGTGATTTTTTAGAAAAAGATCTAGTTCGAATAAAGATCGAAGAAGGCACTATTGTTATTTTTGATAATGTAACATTACACGCAGTCGATGCACATAAAGCAGTTGATCCTAGACTGTGCATAGCTACTGAATTTATAATAGAAACCTAAATATGGAAGTGTGGCTGAGTCTGGTTTAAGGCAGCAGTCTTGAAAACTGTCGTGTCGCAAGGCACCGTGAGTTCGAATCTCACCGCTTCCGCCAAACAATACCGGTGTAGCTCAGGGGTAGAGCAGCGTCTTGATAAGGCGTTGGCCGATGGTTCAAATCCATCCTCCGGTACCATATAACTCGGATTCGCCTAGTCTGGTATGGCACCTGGTTTGGGACCAGGAATAACGTAGGTTCGAATCCTACATCCGAGACCAATTTTAAAAAGGAGATCCTGTTATGGACAGTGACAAGAGTGGTAAGATGATGGGGGTATAACTTAACGGCTAAAGTAGTAGGCTTTTAACCTATTAATCAGAGTTCGATTCTCTGTGCCCCTACCATAAGAGAGAACATTACCTAGCGGCTGTACCCGCTAGTGGGCGTACAGGCCCGGCACAAGGATGTGTAGTGTTCTCCCTTATGGTAATGTAGCATAATGGTAGTGCAGCACCTTCATACGGTGTACAGTGAAAGTTCGACTCTTTCCATTACCACCAATCTGTTGGGCTATAGTGTAATGGTAACACAACGCACTTTGACTGCGTCGTTCTAGGTTCGAGTCCTAGTAGCCCTGCCAAACATATCGGTCCTTACGTCAATTGGAGAGACTACCTGTCTTCGAAACAGGAGGTTGTGGGTTCGAATCCTGCAGGGCCGGCCAATCAGTGGTGTCTTTAGTGTAGTGGCCTGCACACTGCTCTGTGAAAGCGGTAGTACCAGATCGATACTGGTAAGACACCCCAATGCTGGTTTAGCTGATGTGGTCATAGCGGCGGTCTGAAGAGCCGTTGAAGTTGGTTCGATTCCAACAGCCAGCACCAATTTTGCCTCGGTAGTTTAAAAGTAGAACATCCTCCTTACAAGTGGAAGACGGCGGAGCATTACCGCAACGAGGTACCAAGTTTGCCCCTGTAGCTTAATGGTAAAGAAACGAGCTTATACCTCGTCAAAGCAGTGGCTAGATAAGCCACAGTGTGCAGGTTCGAGTCCTGCCAGGGGCACCAATTATGCGGTTATGGTGGAATTGGTAGACACAACAGACTTAAAATCTGTCGCCGAAATAGCGTCCCGGTTCGACTCCGGGTAGCCGCACCAAAATGTGTCAACGTAGCCACAGCCTTAGGCGTTATATAAGTATGCAAACTACAGGAGACATTGATGTCACCGGTGCTACTTGAAATTAAAGAACTTCTAAGTCGTAATTTGGATGCTGTAGAAATATCGCATCGCTTACATCTTAATGTTGATTATGTAAGAGCGGCTATAGAAATGTTGTCACAATTAAGTTAAAGTAATACCCCTGTAGCTCAGTGGACAGAGCAGCAAGCTTCTACCTTGCGGGCCGTAGGTTCGAATCCTTCCGGGGGTGCCAATCAAATTGGAATAATTTTAATCTTTTTATCAGTGCCGACAAAATTGTGTCTATCGTATTTGCTTGGACAAAATTTACACTGAGGAATTGGTTGATTAATATTCTTAATAAAATTTGAAATAGTTGTGTCGTTATCTAATATAGATACAGGTCGATAAGCAACTGCCAATGTTTGATCATCAACATCTACATCAAATTGATTTAAAAAATCTGGAAGTACACTCACTAGTGGACACTTATAAAGTTTTCCTTTGTTTAGTTGATGACAACTTTTAAAGTAGCAATTATTATGTGCCTGTGTTGGATCACTGTTATATTTTAATGTTGTTCGTTGTGTGTCAAGAACTTCTATTGCACTAGGAACAAATGTCTGAGACCAATCTATTCTAACTTCAACCCCATTTTTATCCACTAGTATCCTAGATGCTGTTTTTAAATGAAGATTTGAATTGAGTCTATGTTTTTCAACAAACTGCTGTTTAACAGTGTCCGGTAAGTCAGCAAACTGTTCAATTGAGTCACAGTCTGGCCACGAACTATCTTTAATAGTGTTGTAAGAAATTTTCCAATTTTCTTTTGATTCTTCATCAGGGCAATAATCAGAAACAATTTCTTTAAGGAACTGTTTAGAAAAATCTAACATTTTATTGTAAGTGTTAATGTCGTGACCGGTTAACCACAACAGTCCATTGTTCTTTGATAACACCTGATAAATGGTATCATTTATTTTGTCAAGTCTTGATCCATTAGTAGAAATTTCTAGTTTAGAGTTAGGCCATAAGTTAGAAATTCCAATGACCCATTTTTCAAAATCAGGATTTAATGTGGGTTCACCACCAATAATCTGAAGTCGATCAAAGTCAATGCGAGTACTTAGTTTTGTATACTCGTCTTGATACTCGCTCCACAGTTGGTGACCTTTAAATGCAAAATTATTAAAACTTTGACAATGTGTGCAACTGAGATTGCACACATTAGTAATATATATTTCTGCATAGTTTAATCGATGTTTCATAAACCCCTTTTACAACAGTATCATATTTAATCTAAATATTTTCTGTATTTTTTAAAATACTTTCAAAAAACAGTTGACAGCTGACAAATATGACTATATAATAGTTACTTAACTTAGCAACTTGTTCATTAAAAATTTAAAGAAGTATCTTTGCCCCGATGGTGGAATTGGTAGACACGCTGGTCTTAGAAGCCAGTGCCTTGTGCGTCCGAGTTCAAGTCTCGGTTGGGGCACCATATTAAAGTACATAAATGCGTAGGCCACGCAGATGTAGCGGATTACAGCCCTTGCTATTGCTCGGGTTGGCAGGTTCGATTCCTGCGAATGTACTTTAATATGGTAACAAGATTTACGGAGTATTGGCTGAGCTGGCTGAAGGCACCTTCCTGCTAAGAAGGCGATCTGGGATAACTGGGTCCGTTGGTTCGAATCCAACATACTCCGCCACTAATTAAAAAGGATGATTATGAAACCAAGTGCAACATTCAAATTAAGTAAAGAAACAAAACGTAGTCTAGCATTGAGTAAGTGGAAAGATAAAGATCAAAGAGATGCGTGGAAACGATCAATGATTCAAGCAGAATTACACGCAGCAATTCAACCTAGAGTTTCTAGAGAACGCAAGGCAGGCGCATAATATGGCCGAACATTGGAATGGCGGAACAGGCGGTAAAGGCAGTAGACCAAGACCATACAGTGTTCCCAAAGAAGTATTTGACAATAACTTTGATAGAATTTTTGGTAAAAAGAAAACCGAAGAACAAACTATCAACGAAGTATCTAAGTTAATTGCAGAAGAAACACTAGACGAAACAGAAGTAGATAAAAAGTAAGATTTGGGGGTGTAGCTCATCTGGTAGAGCAGGACCTTTGCAAGGTCAAGGTAGCGGGTTCAAGTCCTGTCACCTCCACCAAATAATATAAGAGGAACGTATGGCAAAGTCATTACAGCGTAAGAAACCTGGATTCACAAAAAGTGGTGAAGTTAAGGTAGTAGCACTAAATATCAAACAGTTGTTAGATGCTCGTCAAAAGGCCAGTAAGAAAAAACTTATTGCTAAAATTAACAGTCGTCTAACAAGATTAGGTTATGTAGTTCCAGTAACTTCAGAAGCGGTAGAATAATATCTATGCCCCTTTAGCTCATCTGGTAGAGCAACTGATTTGTAATCAGTAGGTGGTCTGTTCGAGTCGGACAAGGGGCACCAAACAATTCCAAAGTAGCACAGCGGTAGTGCAGCAGACTGTTAATCTGTTGGTCGATGGTTCGATCCCATCCTTTGGAGCCAGTTTTGCTAGTTCTTAAACTAGCCGGTAAGTGAAGGGTAGATGAGGATAGACATTGGTTGGACTACGAATCCAATCCGACTAATTCTGGCAAACACTATTGAAAAGTGTGTGCTTGAGTGACCCGATTCTAAAACCTGTCAATTGCTGATCGGAAATATTCAGGCTCTTGTCGCCTGTTTGTTGTGCATTGTCAAAGGAAGATTGAATTCTTCCGTTGTTCATTGTCCGGTCTATTACTTGACCTTTCACTATCCGTTATTTTTAATAAGGTAGGGGTTGACACTACCTTGTAAATTTGTTATAATTAATCATTGAAAGAGAGACACATATGAATATCACACTTCGTAAAGCAAACGCAGTACAAAACAGCATCAACGAAGCAATTCGTGGAATTAAAATTGTAACTGCTATTGAGATCAACGAATTCCAAAACGTTGAAGCAGAATTAGAAAAAGCAAATAACGTGTTGATCGAAGCCGATGCACGTCGTCAAAAACTGTTGTTGGCTTTGTACAACATTCGTGGACTAGTAGGTCAAGCAAATGCCGCAAGCGGTATTGACACTAGCCTTGCCAAGGCGGCATTTATTGACAAGCGTGTTGCACAGCTTGAAGAATTAGCGAATCTTAATGCAATCACAGCTCTTGATGTTATCAAAGGCAAGATTGAAAAGATCAAAAATCGCAAGGACGAAAGCCGTGCAAGTTTGTACGGACGTGACGACACTGTGTCTACTAGTGTAGTAGCACAAGAGCAGATTGACCAAGCAAAGGCTGAGATTAAAAATCTTAAAAAGCAGAAGCAGAAGATCAATGACGAAGTGCTTGAACTTAACATTAAAACTGAGATCCCTCTCAGTGATGATGTGGTAGCAACACTTACAGCAGAAGGCCTGCTGTAACAGACCCCGGTTTACACTTTTACGTTAAAAAGTGGGTAAATTGGCTTCACCATAATGCCAGGGTACAAACGGTAACGACCCTAAGGCTTCATCTAAGGAGCGACTTAAGACACCGTGGCGGCAGAAGTAGAACTGACGACAAAAATGCAAATACTAACGGACAGAGTAACAGCTCAGTCTAGGGCGGAACAGGGAACCGTAGCTAGACACTTTAGTTGATGACATAGCTCGTGTGGCAAAGTACAAGCCTAACCTTGTTCGAAGCGGAAAGCCTATGATACTAGTAACTGGTGCTGTGTAACAGGCCAACAATAGGTAGCAAGAGAATAGTAAACTGTGTCATCAACTAAAGTCTATCGCGGGATAGAGAAACGGCATCTCGAGAGTCTCATAAGCTCTAGTTCCTGGTTCGATTCCGGGTCCCGCAACCAATTTATAAAAAGGTGAATATGAAAAAATCAACTCTAAGTCGTGGTCCTAGCATTAACACAGAGAAGTGTACACAAATGGTAGGAGGCAATCGTTTTGATTTAGTCCTTATTGCCGCAGCTAGAGCACGTGAAATTGCACGTAACCATAAGTCTGCAGAACTAACAACACAGGTTAATTCACCTGTGTCGGCTTTAATTGATATTCAAGAAGGTCGAGTAGGCATAGAGTATCTTAAGAAAGTAAAATAACAGAGTTCAAATTTTACAATTTTAAATATTTAGAATTGTAAATAGTAGTAACAATGCGGGGTTCGTATAGTGGTAATACCTCAGCCTTCCAAGCTGATGCGGAGAGTTCGATTCTCTTACCCCGCTCCAAGGATATTATGATACCAGTAATTGATCAAAACGAAACTTTTAAAAAGTTTGATTTTAGTTCTGTGATTACAGAACAAGACAATCAAGAAGCCTGTGGTATCATTAGAAATATTATTGCCGATGGTAATTACTTTACTAACAGTCCTAAGTTTCAAACTAAAGAAAACATATTTGCTAGACAAGAAGCTGTATGGTTAAAGTACCGTATGAGTTTCTTGTTTTCAGTGTTTATGTACTTAGGCCGTGAAGTTAGAGTTAGTAATATGATGGCTTGGTCGTTTATGACTAATATTGAGAGTGCCGAAGATCGCGAAAAACTATGGCACGATCATTGGCATCCACAAAACGCTGGTGCTAAAATGATGAGCGGAATTTGGTATCTACATATCCCTAACGATGTAAAAGATCGAGACTATTGCGGCACAGAAATGGCTCCAAACGGACCAACAAACGATGGCAAATTTTTTGTCAAACCTACAGATTACAATTGGTTAATCTATCCCTCAGACAAATGGCACAGGCCGGGTATTGCACAAAGCGATCAGTACAGATTTGTACTGGCAGTTGATGTAGAATACTTTGATTGACAATAGCACCGAAAGGTGCTATAATTTTATGTATGTATAAGATATATTGGACAGACCCAATTGGCAACGACTGTCATTCAGAAGATTTTGAAGATCTAGCCACTGCATTAAAGGCTTCGGCATTTCATCGAAGTGTAGGTCGTAGATTTGTAACTATGGTTAGTGAAAATCCTGATGTTGTTGGTAAGCCTGGAGTAGACGGTATCGTAGATGGTAAATTACCAACCGGCGAAACTTACGATTGGAAAAAGAGAAGAGTATGAGATTTTATTCAGCAGGTAATATGTACCTAAGTAGTATTCAACAAGGCATACAGGCTGCCCATTGCCTTGGCGAAATGGCCTTAGAACATACTGGCAATAAAATGTTTGAAGATTGGTTGTCTATACACAAGACTTTAATCTGTGTCAACGGTGGTAACAATGCTTCATTGCAAGAACTTCACACACTGTTTACCGAAGCTGACAATCCAGGATATCCTGTTGCACATTTCTGTGAAGATGAACAGAGTATGGCAGGTATGCTTACTACGGTAGGTATTATTGTACCAGAAAAGATTTATGGAATTGATCCAGCTGACGCTAATACGTGGGCTGGATTAAGTGAGTGGGAAGTTAGACTTGCACTTGCATTAAAACGTTTGCCGTTGGCAAGATAAGGAGAGCAGTATGCCGTGGATTGAAAACGTAGCAGCCGCAGACATTCCTACAGGTTTTCACCACGATGTAGGACCAAACAGTATGCTAATTAGTATTACTGACCCTGCAGGGTGGCGACCAGAGGCAAAACAACAGTTCAAAGAAAGACATAACTTTGAATTTTTAGATGTAGAAGAACAAGATCACGTTGATGACGAAGCTATGCGGTGTAGTCAAGAGCAGGCCAACGAGCTTGTTCGTTTACTGCAACACGCATTAGATAATCGTATGAACGTAGTAGTACACTGTATGGCAGGTATATGTCGAAGCGGTGCTGTAACTGAGGTTGGTGTTATGATGGGCTTTCAAGATACTGAAAGATTTCGTAGCCCAAACTTATTGGTTAAACATCGTATGATGAAAGCACTGGGTTGGACATATGATGAAAACGAAAAGCCAAACATTGATGATTGGCGAACTTTTAAGAACGAACTATGAAAATTAAATTTGACAAAGAAACTATGCCCGACGAACTTTATAATGCGCTGTTACAGCACTTTGTAAATGAAGCAGTAGGACTAGGAGTTGATGTATCTAAGTTTACGCAGTTCAATAATTGGATAGTAGAATGCGAGGTTGATACTAAAACCTCCATTCATTGATAAAAGGAGGGCAAGATGCCTAGTGTATTTTTAGTATCAGACACGCATTTCGGACACGCCGGCGTTTGCCGCTTTACCCGCAATGACGGTTTTACAAAGTTGCGTCCTTGGGATGATCCTGCAGAAATGGACGAAGCAATGATCAAGGCCTGGAACGAACGTGTTAAGCCTACTGACAAAGTCTACCATTTAGGTGATGTTGTCATTAACCGCAAGGCTTTAGGAACGTTACGTAGATTAAACGGAGATAAAGTTTTAATTCGTGGAAATCACGATATTTTCCGTGATGATGAATACCGTATGTATTTCCGTGAACTACGGGCTTACCACGTTATGAACGGTATGATCTTAAGTCATATTCCTGTACATAGCGATAGTTTGGGTCGTTTTGGTGTTAACATTCACGGACACTTACACGCAAATCGTGTACGTAAGCCTAGAGGAGTTGATGCTAAAACTGGTGAAATTTTGTACGGTGATGAAATTGATACCAGATACCACTGTGTTTGCGTAGAACAAACTCCAGACTTTGCACCCATTTTGTTTGAAGATGTGTTAAAGCGCATTGCTGAAGAAGGCGGACAAGTAGGGTTTAAGAACGGCAACGGTCCTACAATGTAATAATAGTAGCAGTTTAAAATAGGGTTCTTCGGAGCCCTATTTTTTTGGCTCTAGGTTCTAGTACGTGTGGCATAAATATATTGAATAGGATATTTCCAGGAGTTATACTATGCCCTTACAGATTCGCAGAGGCACTAATGCTGAAAGATTAGCTATGGCGCAACCGCTCGCACAAGGTGAGCTGTTATACGTTACAGATGATCAAAGATTATATATAGGTAACGGTGCGACCTTAGGCGGCGTACAGATTACCGGTTACAATGATGAAAATGCTGTTGATGCAGTAGGTGCTGCTCTAGCCAGCGGTGTTCACACTGGCATTTCGTTTACATATGGCCTAACACAAGATACCGCAGGAAGAATTGATGCGGCTGTTGATTTATCAAATTACACAGGAGTTATTAGAGCCGATGCATTTAAAGGATCAGTATTTGCTGATGACGGATCTACTATCGGCGGCACACTGTTAGTTGACGCAGTTGATGGTGTATTACGTGGTCCACACATTGGTAATGTTACAGGTAATGTTACAGGCAATCTTACTGGTAACGTCACCGGCAATGTTACAGGTAATTTAGTTGGTAATACTACCGGTTTCCATACTGGTGATTCTAAGGGTTCTCTATTTGGTGATGACTCGTCAGCGTTAGTAGATGCGATTGATAGAATTTTTTATGGTTCTGTAGATGCAGGAAATACTGTACTGTCAGATGGCGTTTTAACCGGCACAAATTTTGCATTTGGTACTGTTAATTCAACAATGAATCTAACATTGAATCTAGATAATAATCTACAGATTCGCCAGGTTGCCGATGCGGTTAATGGAAAATTTATTTCTATGAACCTAAGCAGAGGAACACTACCTTCACCGACAGCAGTTCAGGCAGGCGACGAATTGGGCGGTGTGTTAATTAGAGCATACACTGACTCCAGTACTTCTGCAATTGCTGGAGCATTTGGTTTTGTTGTAGATTCTACTGCTGTAATTGCTGGTGGAAGTTTTGTAAAATCAAAAGCTATTATCAGTGCTTCTAGTGATACATCTGCTGATGTAGCAGACTCGTTGGTATTAGACTCTGCAGGTAAAGTAACTTCAAATTCATTTGTTGCTAGTAAATTTTTCCAACTGCCTGTATATGCTGACGATACTGCTCGAGGAACAGCAATTCCGACACCGGCTAAGGGTATGATGGTGTTTATGACATCTGGTACTGTACCAACAGTTAGTAACAAACCTGTAATTTATAACGGTACTGCTTGGGAAGCGTTCTAAGTTAAACTTTATATTCAAAGAAGTCCACGTCTCGTTCGTGGACTTTTTTTATGGCTGCAATACTAGCATCGTTAAAATATTTTTTAAATTCCCAATGGTCATATCCGGACAGGTCAGGCAAAGGTACTGTACATTTTAAGTATTCTTGTACAGGTTTAAATCCCGTTTCTAGTTCTTCTGCTTTGATAATAAAGTCTACCCAATTACCATCGTAGTTTATAAAGTCTATTTGATTTGTAGCTTTATTAAACCATCTAGGAAATTCAAAAGGAATATCCGGATTACAATAATCAAGTACCCATTCGTTAATAGGTTTGAGTTCTAGTAAGGTCATACCGTTCCAATCTAACCAATAGCCTTCTGTGCTTATTTTACGATAGAAACTATAAACACGCTGCCAAGGATTACGGACAACACTTAGAGTTTTTCCTGTGGGTATATGTTCACGAACCATTTCTAAACTAGGATGGTTGATCATCCAAGGTGTTTCGTCATCTACTTCAAAGTTTGGTTTGAGCCATTCTTTGATAATTTTTTTCATTGCCATACCGGTACGAGGTACGTGTACGTAGCTAAGTTCTGGATTCGGTATGTAGAATGTTCCCATTATTTGATTTTAATTAATTGAATCAAGCGGCCCATTAGATCCCATTCCCACCATTTTTCACCACTATGCCATCTTAAGCCGTGTGCGTGATGATTATTATGCCATCCGTCGCCGAGACTTACTATATTAGCAATCCAGCTATTGGTACTACGATCGGCTGTTTCGTGGTTTCTATAACCGTGTCCGTGACCAAGAACATTTACCACTCCTATAAGATGAACTGTCATACTAGCTGGCACAACATACACAAACAACCATAATACAGGATTAATTAAAATTACAATCAATGAAAATACAAAAATAATTTTAAAATAATTATTAAAAATAAACTTGTGTGTAGGACTACGCATTAAGTCTTTAACATAGGCCACAGGGATATTCGGAATATCCCAGTCGTATCCTAACCAAACTTTTACTGCTTGAACAAAATTAAACTTACCGTTGATATAGGGACTGTGTGGATCACCTTCTCTATCAGATGTTGCGTGGTGTTGTCGATGTAATGCTACCCAACTAATAGTAGGTCCCACAGTTGAGATAACACTAATATAGCTTAGTGTTTTTTCTAACCACTGGTATGTTTTAAAACTACGATGTGTTAACAATCTGTGTAATGTAATAACACTACTGATAGGACCAATGATTAACCAAGACACAAACGCAACTGCAAATAGATAATATTGTTGTGTATAGATAGCATAGGCAATAGCAGGAATCGTTGCTATGTGATTAAATGTCTGTAGTAATCTAACTTTGGTATTTAAATTCATACACCTTCAGGCATTGCTGCCCATCCTTCGTCATTAATAATTTTTGGATTCCATTCTTTAAATGCGTTCGAGACCGTTTCGAAATATACATAGTTCTGCCAACATTTTTGTACCTGAGCATTACAGGTTTGAATATAACCTGCACCTAAAGTCCATTTGCTGTTACTAGCAAGATCCATATGTTTAACCCAGGTATCCCACCAACGTTTACCGCCTCTGGGTCTATTCTGCATAGTAATCAAGTATATATCATATGAGTTAACTTTTTCTAATGCGTCTATTAGACTGCAAGTAACTCTGAAACCGTCTGTCATATCAGTATGCTTCATACGAAATTCTGGAAACGTATACAGTCGGTTAATCTGTTTAGCTACATTTTTTGGATAACGACCGTCATTAAACACACCTCCCATTACCATAGGTTTACCAGTTGACTTTTGGTAGACTACCCCATATCCTGTGTGTTGCTCTATCACTAGATTCTCTTTAGTGTAATTACTGCGTAGCCAATTATCCTCTTGTAAACATATCTCTCGTACGGTTTCAAACTCCGAACACGACTCGTAGTATATTTTAATTTCAGTATTGGATAAATCGTATCTGTACATTTTTTTATAGTAGCAGTTTATTTACTTAAATACACAATGATGGAAAATATTCTAACCAAACTAGATGTTAAAGTTAATATTGAAGAACTAAAAGAATATTATAACACGCTTAACATTCGATATCAACACCTAGACTGGAGTTGGGAGAAGTGTGGCAGTAGTATTGTTGAACAGTGGCGCGATGCCGCTTACGCAGATCCTGCTAATCTTCTAACACACGGGTGGGCCATTCAAAGTAATTTAAAAGATATAACACTACCGTGTCCTCCTTGGAATATCAGCACATTAGAAACTGTCGAATATAGAAATACAGAATTAGCATTTGGCATTATAGAAAGATTACAATCAGTGATACCCTACGGATATCGTTGGTCTGTGAGTGTTCAGCCGCCCGGCGGCAAGGTAAGTTTACATTCGGATCAAGAAGATGAATGCACTGTATGGATTCCAATTTATACAGACGGTGTTGCTATCACATTTGTAACATCAGAAAAAAATACAGGATATTGCTTAGACAGTGACGGAAGTTTATATCTTTTAGATACTACTGTTCCGCATTTTACATATAACTCTTCTCAACAAGATCGTGTTACAATTATTTTTAGAATGAAAAAAACACATATAGATGAACTATTGTCTTTAAAGGACACTATATGAAATACGATTACTATTGGAACGATATACCGGGTGTAGGATTAAGTCGAAACAATCTTATCTATACCAGCCTTATCTCTGAAGATAAAAAGACATTCGTCCAATGGTACTTTAATGATGTAAATTATCATAAAGATCAGAACGAAGTTGTTGATCCTGCACTAATGAAAGACAAATGGGACCGTGAAATATGCTATCTATATCAGATGAGTCAATACTATCCTGACCTTGTTCCTAAGATTAAGAATATTGATATTTTAGAAAAGAAAATATATCTAGAAATAGACGGATTAGACTTTTGGAATCGTGCTGGTTGTTTAACAGAAAACTATGACAGCGTTTTACCTAATTGGCAAGAACAGATGTTGAACATTATTCAAGCATACAAGGACCTAGGTTGGTATAAATTTAGTATGCACCCTAGCAGTTACTTTGTAGTAGACGGTAAACTTAAAAGTATCAACTACTTCTTTGTTTACAATCAAGACGAAGGTCCTATCAGCATAGCAGATCACAGCAGTCACATACACAGTCAACGACAGGCATTTATGCGTACACAAGTAGAAGCTATGGGATTAGATTGGAATGAACCACAGCCGCTAAGTAAACTACAAGAGTTATGCTTTGAAAGTTTTAGAAACAACTATCCAGCAGACTTTATAGAAAAAGCCAAGGAAATTTATCGTGATTAAAGGTATTAACGGAACTCCTTACATTGATATGAGTCAACATATTGACTTGAATCATTTTAAAAATCTTCAACCTGAGATACTTAGAGGCTTTGCCGAAGCACGGATGTATGCTAAAGAAGGTACTTGGATGAAGCCCGGCTTTACCTATGAAAAGATGAGTTATATTGTTAACTGGAAACCAATCTTTACTGCGGTTGACGAGTACCTAGCGTTGCCAGATGATGATCCTATTAAACAAGGCGGATGGGATCTATATACAAATATTAAAGACTACGAAACACGCAATAAATTCACACGCTATCTAAAAATGGCTATGGGTGCATATGACCCTTACATATATTATTTCTTGTGGGAAGAAGGTTCGTGGGATGATCGATCAGCGCCACGCAAACTAACCGAGGAAGCAGCACACTTTCCTGAAACAGTTAAGTGGGTTGAAAGTATGATTACTGATGGAATCTTTGAACACATTGGCCGTGTTATATTCTTTCATTGTGATCACAACGGTATTCCGTTTGAACACAGAGACTTAGGTGGGCATAACGGTGTATGGGACATCAATCAATACAGTCCGCATCGTAATGAGTTTATACATATTCGCCCTAACACCAAGAAAGCATTTTATCTGTGGGACCCGGATAACAAAAATAAGACCTATATTAATACACAGGCTGCTTGGTGGAATGATCAAGACTGGCACGGCGGCGAAACTATTATGGAACAGAGTTATAGTTTACGTGTAGATGGAAAATTTACCGAAGAGTTTCGTAAGAAACTTGGCATCGATCACTTAGACAGTTATTGATAGCCAGTTAAGGTTAATAAAAACTTTGGTGTGAGGCCAACATTACTACCTGCGTGGTAAGCGTGTGCATCTGAATACTGATATATTGCGCCTTGTGTTTCATTATAGTATGCGTCTTGTTCTGTGACAAAAATATGTCCGGGTTGTGGCTTACTCAAAAAACAAAAATAACGAACTAGTGTTCCGTGTTTTTTATGTTCTTCCTCCCAAGGATTAACATCCCAGTGCCAGGGTGTACATTTACCAGGACGAATTTCACTAACCCAACACATCAACGGAGTACAACCTACAAGCTCTCCAAGCATTTGTGTATATTTGGAATCAAAATGTGTACCAGATTGATAGTGTCGATACTCAACAGAGTCGTCGGTGTAACCTGCTTGTTCTAATTTAACTGTTTGAGAATGTATATCGTTGTAATAGGGATTAGACGGATCTAATTTCATAAAACCGTGAAAGGGTTCGACCTGTTGAGATTGAAGGTGTTGTATAAGTTTATCACAATCAAACTTACTTTGGCAGTTACCTATGTATAATTTCATTGCGTAACCTCAAATATATCGGGTAGTATCTGTTTTAATGATTCTACACAATCTTGTTCAATACTAAAACTCACTTCACTGTCAACAAATTTAAAATTATTAATAACTCCTTGTTTGTTAGCACGATTTAACCAAGGACTTATTGTGCTATCAAATTGATATCTAAAGTCGGGGGTGTTAATTTTTAATACTATCTTTATATCAACAGGATTTACAAGTGCATTTCTATTAAGTAAATGTCTAACAACTAATTGTATTCGATCAATATGTCCAAAATTAGCTGCGGTGTGTTTACGACCAGCATCCATATCGTACCATATACCATCGGTATGTAATTGATGCATTGTTGAATTGTCTAGATCAAGAAGATAACCATATTCCGACTGAAGATTAAGATGCCATCTATCGTCTGCATCGGCGTGACAGTAATATGATGTTCCCGGTTTAAGCACAATTACTCGTGCCTCACCTTGTTTAACCGGTAAAGAATTTAAAATATCTTCCCAAACTGTGCCTTTTAGTTCAGGTTTAATAATCCAAGGATCGTAGAAAAAATCGCCAGTGGGCTGATTGATTGTGTACTTAAATTCAGTATGCTGCGATTGGCTAACTGCTTCATTTAAGACTGCTACGTCAATTGAATATTTGGTTGGGGATAACATAAAAATATTTATGTGCGTAGATAACTGGTTAAATAATTAAATGTTACAAGCCCTAGAGTTTCTTCAAACTAATGCAGAATTAAAAAAACCTCTTCCTCAAATTCCTAACAATTTGGTAACGGACGAAGAAGTTTCCAGATGGGTACTTAGACAAGATATTCCGTATATTGAATTAGATATTAGTTTTAATATTACTGAATGGCAGCAAGAAGCAAAGTTAGCTGAACCATATTTTGTAAATCACAGAGAATCGCAACCGCATAGGGGTTGGCGCAGTTGTTGTATACACGGCATCGACGTTGATAAAACAGGTATTTGGAATATGTATGCCGACGAAGAACCAGAATATCGCTGGACTAGTTTGTCAGAATTAACACCGACTATTAAACAATTCTGGCAACAGTTTCCTTTTGAAAAGTTAGCCAGAGTAAGGTTTATGAAATTAGATCCAGCTGGTTATATTGCACCGCATCACGATACTCCTAAAGGTTATACTACAGATTTAGAAATATTAGATTATCTAATACCAATTAATATTGCTATAGATCATCCAGATAACTGCCATATGGTATTAAAAGATCACGGAATTGTTCCTTGGCAAACTGGAAATGTTAAGTTAGTAAACATCACTAATTACCATTCGGTTGTTAACTTTAGTGACCAACCTCGAATGCATCTGATAGCACACGGAATTGTAGGTAACTGTATTACAGAATTTTCAAATTTAATTGCAAGAAGTTATAAAAAACAATATGAACGTAGTAGAATTTAAATCTCAAAATAAACCCCTAGCATTTTGTTTTATTGATCACACACATCAATATGAGTCTGCTTGGTCAACTGAGCTTATTAAAAATTTAGCCGATTATACTATTAGTAATATCACAAAAAAAGGTTATGATATACTTCAGTCTAAGGACGAAGATTCAGCACTGCTTCGTGCTGTTGAATTAGGTTACAAGTATGCTGTGGTATTTTCAACTGGAACTGAATTTATTAACGGTAGTGATTTTTTTAAAGAAGTTGAACATTTAATTAATACAGATTTTTATGTCTACGGCCATATATTAGATCGAGGCGATGCATATTATGAGTTACATCATCAGTGCTATCTAATAAATCTTAAAAAATATCAAGAATTAGATTGCCCTATAGTTGGTCAATCTGTGTTAGGTAGTGTTCATCAACAGCAGTCTCCTCGACGTTCTATAGAAAACATACACGACAGTTATACTCCCCTATGGATAAGCTCTGGAAATTATGATCGGGTATATAATCATAAATTACACGGATGGAATCTTATTTCTAAAATTTTAGCATCGGGTGGAACAATCTATGCATTTGATGAAAAAATTAGAAATAATAAAAAACACTATTATCCAGAAAGTCAAAAAGATTTCTTAAAGCAGATCGCTTGGGCATATGCTCGTTACAACTATTGTGTTAACGATTTTGTACATACTAGCAATACTGAAACTATTGATTGGCCAGAGAACAATTATGAACAAATAATAACTCCAGCTAGCGGTACCTGGTTTGTTGATTATATTTCTAAAGATAAACCAGTTACTGTTGTTTATTATGATTACAATCAACAGGCATTAGACTATTGGAAAGAAAATGCTCCTTGTATAGATAATGTATCTTATAAATTTTTAAAAATTGATCTACTAGGGATATTTGATATTTCAACTCTTACCGAAGACATTGATAAAAAAACTTTAATTAATTTTTCTAACATTTTTTGTTACGAAGGAACAGCAATGTTTTCTAGTTTAGAATATAGACTACACAAGGAAACAGAACTCATTAATCAAATTCCAAAAAATTGGAGTATTGTGTCTAGTATGACTAGCACACAAGGCTTTACAAATCAACAAAAACCTGTTAAACTTACACAGTTAATTAAACCAACCTGGCACTATGGAGGGGATTGGAATGAATGAATCAAAGACATTCTGTATGCACCCTTTCACAGGGCTAGCTACTAGAGAAGACGGTGCTATAAAAGTATGTTGCCGTAGTCAACCTGTGGGATGGATCCAGGATGAACCGCTAGAGAATGTTTGGAACGGCAGCAATATGCGTGAAATTCGCAAACAGGTTTTATGCGGAGAACGTCCTGCGGTATGCAAGCCTTGTTTTGATCTAGAAGATCAAGGAGTAGAAAGTCTACGCCAACGACATATTAAGAATACTATTCCAGAAAGTCGTATAAATCTGTACCCTAACGTTTTAGATCATCTGAGAGATGATTATACAATGCCGTTTGAATTTCCTACAATAGAAATCAAACTTAACAATTTATGCAATCTTAAATGTCGAATGTGTAATCCGTTAGATAGTACTAATTGGAAAGACTGGGATTCTGTTGTACCTTTTTACAAAAAAGAAAATAACTATCTTGTTCCCACAGTTGAAAAACTAGTTAAGAAACCTGGACAGTATATAGGCCCGTTTGACGACACAGACAATTGGTGGGCTAGTTTTGAAAAACTATTGCCTCACTTTAGACGTGTAGAGTTTGCTGGTGGAGAACCTTTAATGGATCCGCAGCATTATAAAATTTTAGATATGCTCAAACCCTATGGCAAGAACATAGAAATCAAATATGCCACTAACGGCACAACACTAGGAATTAGTAATGGAAGATCCATACACGATTATTGGCCACATTTTAAATCAGTTGCCGTTAATGTCAGCCTTGATGGCATTCACGATGTTTACAACTACATTCGCACTAACGGTAACTTCAGTGAAGTTGAAGCAAACATTAAAGAAATTCAAACAATACCCAATGTAAGTCGTGTGGTAGGGGCATTTACAGCGCAGGCAGGCAATATATTACAGGCAGCGGAATGTATTGATTACTTTATCAACAAGATGAACATTGTGTTTTATAGTCATAGAGTAAGTTATCCTAGTGTACTATCTGCACAGGTATTGCCGCAGGAATTAAAAAATAGAGCTATTACTCGATTGTTAAATGTTAAGGATACAGTCGGATCATTTAATAACGTTATCAAGTATCCAATACTTGAAAGAATAACTAAACAACAGATACAAGATAATATTAACTACCTTCAAGCCCGGGACCTAAATCATCTATGGCCAGAGTTTGTAGAGTTTAATCGCAAGCTAGATGCCACAAGAAATCAAGGTCCATTAGAATCTGTTGTTCCGGAATTTGCACCATATGTATAAAGTTACTAGTTCGTGGCCTCATCAAGATCAAATCAAAGTTGAATGGAATATTGGCAAACGTTGTAACTATGATTGCAGTTATTGTCCAGAAAGCATACACGATAATTATAGTCCGCACACCGCAATCGATCTATTAGAAGCAACTGTTGATAAACTCAGTGAGTTGCCTAAGCCAGTTCGTATTAGTTTCACAGGCGGAGAACCCGCTGTGCATCCAGACTTTGAAAGTCTATTAGAATATTGCAAAAGAAAAAACATTTACTGGGTTAACTTAACCACTAACGGCACACGTACTGCCAATTGGTATTTGAATCACGAAATGTTTATCAATCATATTGTATTCAGTTTGCATTTTGAACACGACTGGAAACGAATAGTTCGAACAATATTAGAATATTATGACAGCACCGAACGTGAGTTTTTTGTTAATATTATGGCACATCACAGTTATATGGACAATGTGCGTGAAGTAGTTAAAAAATTCAGCGAACTTGGTATAAAATTTGCAGTTAGAAGAATTCGCTGGACCGAAGGCGATCATAATATATTTGATGATATGCGTTATGACGGCAAAGACCTAGAATGGCTGTTGGCTCAAGATGCTACTGCTAAACCAAACTGTCGTGTAGATGATCGTCATATCATACACGCTAATGATATTATTAAAAAACACTTAAATCAATTTAAAGGTTGGCAATGTAATGCCGGTATTGAAAGTCTAATGATTAATTGGGACGGCGAAGTACATCGTGCTACCTGTCGTGTAGGTGGAAGTTTAGGCAATATCTATACCGGTACCTTTGCTATTCCTTTAGAACCTGTTACTTGTACTCGAGATTGGTGTACTTGTGCAGCTGATATTCCGCTGACTAAGATTAAACAATGATTAAAACCACAGCCATCAATTTAGTTAGATCTGAACCTATGATGGTCACTTGGGATATTGGTCGCAGATGCAACTATGATTGCACCTATTGTGAAATATCTAGACACGATAATGTTAGTGATTACACAGAGTTTACTACTTTAAAAGACACCTTTGAATTTATTAAGTCTTGGACAGCATTGTATAATGCTAAAAGAGTAGGTGCAGACTCTACTAGTATTAACTTTACTGGTGGTGAGCCTACTATCAATCCTAATTTTTGGAAGTTAATTGATCATATTAAACAAGATGCTGGCAGGTTTAATTTAAGTTTAACTACCAACGGTTCTTGGGGTCCTAAATATTCAAAGCGTATTGCTAAAGAGTTTCAGGGTGTAACCATTAGTTATCACGCAGAAGCATCAGACAAATTTAAAAAACGTGTTGTTGATAATATTATTGCACTGTCTCAAACCGGAATATGGTTACAGGTTAATGTTATGCTTCACGTAGATTATTGGCAAGAGTGCGTTGACCTCTGTGACTTATTAAAGAGCAAAGGTATACGTTACAATCCTCGACCTATTGGCGATGGTAATATTGAACGCAAGGGTTGGTTTATTGACAGTGACGGTTCAACTAGACGAACATCACATACATATACCGCAGAACAAAAGGAATGGTTTTGGGCCCATAACGGAATAACTGCTAAAAGCAATACCGAATCAGAAGGCACCAACCTTGGTAGAGTCTGTTGTGGGGGAAGATGTTTACAAGCAAAGGTCAACGACCAGTGGCAGGAAGTTAAATTAATCAATACAGAATTTAAAGATTGGAGCTGTATGGTCGATTGGTACTTTCTACACATAGACCAGCACACAGGTTTAGTTTATCATCACCAGACCTGTCAGGCATTACACAATAATCAGCGAGGTGCTATAGGTAATATTACTGAATCTAGTAAATTGCTTACAGAACTAGAGCAAAGATTAAAAACTCCAAGCCCTATTATCTGCCCTAATCAAAGATGCGGCTGCGGTATGTGCATACCTAAAGCAAAAAACCCAGAAGACTTTGATACAATTTGGAATTCTTTAGTAATTTAAACTGTATAACGAGTCATCATTTTGTTATAAAGCTCTAAAGATTTAGCCTTTGGCGCACACAATCCGCACCAACACTTGGCTTTCTTACAATTAATAACAGGTAGTGTATTATTTTTAAAGTTTGCAGATAATTCTTCTAAGATTTTATCAGCATCATCTAATGACCCATACGGTCCCACAGTTCCATCGAAGGTCATACGACAATCTTTGTTTAGGTATATGTTACGTTCTAGCTGTTTGATAAACACAAAGAACCAATTAACACTACAACTCCATCCTTCAAAATTATTTCCAGGTACAAATAATACTTTATTGTCAAAGTCTTGATCAACACAAAGGGCCTCACCGCCACAACAGGCTCTACCAATCTTAGCCATATCAGTTTTTTCTTCTGACTGTTTGGCTGTTTCAAGTTTATCTGACTCCATAGGTTTAGTACTGCGTTTTTTATAAAGATTATCAAACCAAATAACCTGTTCTTGCTTGTAACTAAACTTTGTATTACCTTTGTCTTGATCCAACTGTCTAGGTAGATATGTGATATTGTTTTCTTTGCACCATTCGATCATTGATAAGTTGTTATCAAAATAGTCTGGGTGCATTAATACAGAACATTGATACCATTTACCGGAATCTCTGAGAGCCAAAAGATTGTTTCTCATTTGTTCTTGTTGTTTTTCTGTACTTTCTGTGTGATAGCTGATAGTAAAAGAATCAACATATGATAAAATTTTAAACCAATGTTTTTCAGTTGCAACGGCATTAGTGATACAATGTATATTCATTCCCCATTTGTGTTTATAGGGTTCGTGTCTTAGTCTTATTTCCTCAAGAATTGTAGTGAAGTCTGGATGATAAATTGCTTCACCCCCGAACAAATTTAAAATAGCAAATCTTTGAGATTCTGGTTTGTGCTCCATATAAAGATCAGCATACTTCAATAGAAAGTCTACAGTTTCTAGACACTCTTCTAGTGTTGGGTGTTTAGTTTGATTGTCGTGACTACTACAATACGTGCAGTCTAAATTGCACTTCATTGTAAGTTCCCAGTCCATATGAAATATAGGATTGGTTTTATGTGTTTCTAATATATTAAAATCAGGCATTTTTAATTTTCTTAATTGTAATTTCGTGTGTACATTCACAAATTGATTTTTCACAAACAATAGGAATTATTTCAGGACTAAATTCATTTATAAAATTTTTATCATATAGATTATAAAAATGATCGATACCGTAAATCTTTTGTCTACAGTTACCGTTAATGTATCCGTCTCTATGAATCTTAATTAGATCGACTCCTAGGTTGCAGGACCATCCTTGAAAACAATTTAAATCATTTAAAGCAAACCAATTTTCGTTGACCAGTTTCTTTTTAGAATTTTTAACAGCCCATACTTTAGTTTGATTGCGATTTTTTAAACTGAACCACCAAAATAAATTTGGCATTCTTTTTAAGGGCGTTAAAAGAAACTTTTTTTGACTTTCTGAATATCTAGTCACACCATTAAAATGTACAGTCTTAGCTATTATTGTCCATCTACGTTTACTAGATTTTAATTGATGTATAATAGCTTGGCATTTTTCAAAATGATCAGGATCCATTAATACATTGGCAACGTTATTAACTTTGTTGTCATAGATTAGATCTAACACATTTGAAAGGTGTTCTATATCGGCGTACTCGTGATGTACTGAAACTTCAATTTCATCAAAAAACTTTACATTGTCTTTCCACCAATCAAGTTTTCTACTACCATTTGTTGATAATCTAATATTAATATCGTAATTGTTTTTTAAGTGTTGACACAACTTAGGTAACTCTTTCCATAGAGTAGGTTCACCACCAATTAGATAGATGTCAAATTTAGTCTTGCCAGCATTTTTATAATGAGCTAACAAGTGATCTAAATTTTTAATAACTAGATCTACGTCAGGCCAGGGAATTGTTCCTTCGTTGCTGCCTGGAAAACAATAGCTACATCTATGGTTACAGAGATTCCCAAGATCATATTCGATATGTAACAGATCTTTAGGTTGAGAATTAATAATTTCTGTTAGCATAGATGAGCAAGTTCAGGGAACACAGATTTAAAATTAGTGTTTCTACTCTGATCTAACGTGTTAATGTATTCTTTAAAGGCTGGTAATTGATCTGTGTGATCTTCGCTGTCCATAAATTCTAATACCGCTTGCCAACGTTTCCATCCATATGGGTTTTTCTTCCAGAAATCTTCGTCCTGTCTGTAATTTTCATACAACCACGTAGCAAACTCAGCAAACAATCTACGTACTTCTTCTTTATCCTCTGGCGGTAATACTCGAATACTTAACCAGGTTGGTATGTATAACAGATGCATATTAACAATACCGCCGCCGGCCTCCATTCCTTCCATTACATTTTGTAAATTAATTTTACGGAAGTTCTGTTGAATCTTCCAGCGAGCAAAGTCGGGTAGGTGTTTAATGTTTAGAACCTGTATTGCCGTTGCTATACTAACCTGAATGTTATCCGGTGTATTATCTAACTTATGAAGATTAGATTCTATAGTGGCCCAATCGCTAGGATAACGAATGTACCAATTTCTAAGATCAGTTGCATCTATACTGAATCCCACCTTAACTAATTTAAACTGTTTCCATAGTTCAATTATTTCGTCATCTACTAATAGTCCATTAGTATTATAACGAACTAGGATTTTATCTGCGTATCCTTGGCGAATAATTTCTTCTAAGAACCATTTATGCTCACGTATCATTAAAGGTTCACCGCCAGCAAAATAAACTTGCTTTAGATTAGGGATCTGGGCATACATTTCTTTCCAGAAGTCTGGATTTTCGTGCCACTTATTGTTAAAATCTTTACGTTCCCAAGCCATTTGTTCTTTAAGTTCCTTGGCCTGAAATAAAGGATAAATCTTTTTGTGTTCACCTACCCATTGACTACTGTCGTGTGGACTGCACATCACACATTTTAAATTACAAGTGTGACCTAATCTTAGATCAAGATAGACTAATTTTTCTGGAACAGTTCCATCTTCTTGTGTTTGTTTAATTAACTCTGGAATATCGATACCATCTTGAATCCACGTTCCAGTTTCCCACATACGTTTACTAGCAACACCCCTGCTTTCTTCTTCATAGCACTTGCTACAGCTTTTAGGAATATTGCCTTCTAACATTGTGGTACGTACTGAACGCATATATTCGTTGTTCCACGCACTCATAGGAGTTTCACGACCAAAGTTTGCAGGCACACCTTTTTCATTCTTAACTAATCCAACTGTGTGGTCATCACCTGCGCCGCTGGCATTTGCCGAACAACATAAACGCATATCGCCGTTAGGACGAGTAGCAAAGTGAATCCACGGCAATACACAAAAAGTATTGCTGCCACTAAGTTCATTGACTTTGCGCTGCCATCTTCCTAGCATTGTATCTTCAGGTTGGATCCAAAATACTTTATCCATTAAGTGATTCTCTTTCTATAAATTGATCTATGGGTTTTGACAAGTGATTTTTTCCACAGGTTTTTGCACAGGTTATTAATTTTTTAGTTGTCCAGTATTCTGCCCATATACTTTGATATTCTGGCGAATCAATAATATTTTTAACAGTTTTTTCTAATGTACTAATTGTTCCTAGATCTTTAATTAATTCATTATATTGTTCAAGTGCGTGTTGTCGAATGCCGTAGGCTAAACTGTCTACTGTAGAATAGTTATATGGTGTAGATGCTAAGAAACAACAGGGCATTAAATTCTTAAATGCATCAATATACACTTCTTTGGTTTTTAATACATAACAATCTATTTCTGTGTTCTTAACAACTTCTTTGTAATTCTCAATAATTTGTTTATCTAAAAATTTAATTACGGTATCAGTAGGAGGTCTCAACACGTCAACAGTATTACCTTGTTTGTCATAAACTTCAAAGTTAGTGTCCCCTATAAATCTGGTACTATTCTTTGTAGTAAATCTTTCAAATCCAAGTTCGGTGGCAATCTTTTTTGCAGAGTCAACTTGATGTTGATTGTGTTCAAACACAATGTAGGCCCACTCTGCGTGACCGCCTGCGGCAATAAATGCTTGAGCATTTTTTAATATTTTATCGTAGTGTGTTCCAATGCGATATCGACTATGTGTGTCGCTTAGACCATCAATGCCAAATATAACCAAATGATTCTCAGGCAAGGCTTTGGATAGTTGTTGCCACCATTCAGTTGTTCTTAGACTTCCATTGGTATGAATTCGTATTGAAACACTGCTGTTGTCAGTTACATACTGACACATATCAATAAGATCGTTGTTTAATAACGGATCTCCAAAGTTTCCACAGAAATATAAATGTTCAATTTGATCTAAAACTTCTTGATTAATAATATGTTTAAAATCTTCCAAAGTCCATTCTTGAATTTTAATCAACGGATTTTCCAAACCGCCGTGATGATTTCTACTACACATTGGGCAACTTGCCTGGCAGTTATTGGTAATTTCTAAATGTATCTGTTTAAGATCTTTGAAAGGAAACATTGCAGAATATTTAGTAAGTATTATAGTATGCTATAAATATCTTTATGGACGAACAAATTTCCTTTAAAGGTCTTAACCAATTTACACAATCAGCAATTGATTTAATTCAATCCGAAATATCAAAGACCAACGGAAATTTACTATTACCCACCGTAAGTCTTTGCCATCAATGTCATAGTCACGTTCCGGCCTGGCGGTATCACAAAGATGGAAAGGTATACATTGCCAAGCACTGTAAATTACACGGTGTTAGTCATCATATGATCGAAAGCGATTATGAGTTTTATAAGGGTCTTTACTATACTCAAGATAACCCTAGATACAATTTTAACGGCGGAATATTAATCGAAGCCAGTGATCGTTGTAATTTAGAATGCCCGCATTGCTATCACTTGCCCGACAACCAAATTGTAGATCAACCAATTGAATCACTGTTAGATCAAATTAAAAAATTGCCCCTAGGCAGCGATCAAATAAGCCGTATTATTTTATCTGGTGCTGAAGCAACACTACGTCCAGACTTTGTAGAATTAGTTACAGCAATTCAAAAATTGCATCCGAACATCGATGTTACTGTTATGACAAATGGTATTCAATTTGGTAACAGCGATTTTGTTAAAGCAGTCAAGGAGTGCGGACTAGCGGGTGTGAATATAGGACTGAATCATCCCGAGTATATCGATCACAAAGTTATTAGACGTAAACAAGTGGCTGCTATTGAAAATATGTATGCTTACGATATTCCAATTAGCTATATTTCTTACACTATGATTAGTCTAAATGAAGTACACGACATTATGACAGAAATATGTGATAACTATTGGCGCCCTAAAAACTTTAGAATTCGATATGGTTCAGACATCGGACGCAATCCTGGTCAACAACGTATCTTTGTCAGCGATGTATACAAGGCTATCGAAACTTGGTGTAAAGAAAATAACAAATCATTTGAACGTATTGTTGAAGCAGACAATAATATCTATCACGTTATGGCTAACGTAGAAGGCAAGGACATACGTATTATTCAATGGTGCGATGAAACAGACATCGATATGGAAGAATTGCGCTCAGGCCCGTGGTGTGATTTTGTACCTGACGGTGTTACAAACTTTTTACATCAAATTATTCGCAGAGATGTTTGGAAAAATCAAGGACTGATATTACCCGACACACCGCCCGATAGATATAAGTTTGATAGGAATCCTGACAAGACTCCCTTGGATCTTTTAAACTTAACTTGGTCTACCAATAATCATAAATCGCTTGTATAAAGGCAAGTCAAGTTCTCCTGCCCACAAAACATTTAAATTACTCTGTTGTTTAAATTCTTCTAGATCTTTAGCTGTACGAATATGTTCAGGTATCTGGTAATTGTTACTCTGTAATACTATAAGACTATTATGAGGCATTCCGCTTAGCCACAGGTCATATTGTTCTTGTGTAATATGTTCACAACTAGTATTGATAATAACATCAGCATCGCTACGGATACTACACATATCTGCTGTAACTGCACGGAACTTACCAAACATTTCTTCGGGCTTGTTCATCATAATGGCAATAGGCTCACAGGCTGGATCGATATCAATACTGCGGATGTTTAATACAGGAACATCGCTTTGAAATAACATACTGGCTAGCACACCATTCCATCCACCGTGAATATCCACTGACACAAATTTATGAACGTGTTTACGTAATTGAGTACACAACCATTCTTTGCTTTTCATTTGCCCTTGCCAAAAGCAATCAAGTGTGCGCATCGGGTCTGGGCTTTGTCTTACTGCCTGCATCCAATGGTGAAAATGTTCTAAGTCTATTTGCATTTTGGTATCTTTGAATCTGCTGAACTAACACAACTTGTAGTGATACATTGCGTTGGTTCTTTGAACAAAGCGAATCCTTCTGTTAGTGTTCCTAAAGGAGCATCGTGACAACTGTACGATCTCTTAACTTCATTTCCTCTTATTATAACACTTTGATAACCACTATTGCAACTCCAACCTTGGAATTTATTAAATCCAAAAGCATTAAATCGCTCTGCCTGATCAAACAGATATTCATTATTGTTTTGATCATACAAAGCAATCTGATAAACTTCGCTGCCGTGTGCGTGTTGTGGAAATCCTGTCTGCATCAAATGTATCATTTCTTCTGTGTAGCCATCTACAATGCTACTAGCTGTTGGATCACTTTGCGGTTTAAGTGTTACATTAATTCCTCTATTATGAAACTTTTCCATTCTAGCATATAACTCAAAAAACTTTTCAGGAACCATTACTTGATTAATTGTAACGTGTACAGTGTCGTTTATTAATTGTAAACACTTATCACCAAATTCTTGTTCTTTGGCAAATTCATCGTGATAGCTGGCTGTGATACTTCTGCGTTGTAGATCACGTGTAGCGTGGCTCCAAGCATTCCACCATTTTGAACCAGGACTTAGATTAGTGGTCATATGCACACTTTGATAAGGTGTAGTTGGACCATCATCTAGATGATGTATAAGATTAATCAATTCTTTATAAGCAGTTGGTTCGCCGCCACTAAAACTCCAATGAAATTGATTAAATCCGTTAGCTCGAGCTTGCCGTTTTATTTCATCTACTGTTCGTTTGTAAACTTCTAATGGTTGGTGATCCAATTTATCGCTGCGAGCATATGGCCAGCAGTAAGAACAGTTATAATTACAAAATCGTCCTAGGATCCAGCTTGTAGAAAATAACGGATTGGACAACATCGTTCTTTGACCAAACTTAACTATATTTTGAAATGGTATTTGTTGAAAATCTTGCATTGCCAGTATTTAATCAACAAAAGGTTGCGTTGAAGGATTTAAGGTTATATAATAGTAATGTGGTCGTGAGTGGAATAGGCAGACCTCCCGCTAGTCCCATAGGCTAGAAAGGGGACGGGGCGCTGACATAGTTCGCAGCCTTTGTAGGTTCGAAACCTACCGACCACACCAATTACTTTTATAAGTAAAGACACATAACAAAAGGAATCATTATGTCAAACACAGTAGAACAATTAAAAGCAGCATTTGAAACATTCTTAGCAGAAGATGCAAAATTCACAGGCGGTAATTCCGCAGCAGGTACTCGTGCTCGTAAAGCACTAGCAGAAGCAGGCAAGTTGATCAAAGCTCGTCGTAACGAAATTACAGCAGAAAAGAACGCCCGCAAAGAAGCCAAGGCAGCGTAACGTGTCAACGTGCGATCCTAAAGATACTATCTTAGGTGGGCCATACGGTGCCGGACAGCCTTCATATACTATTAATGTTGGCTCCGGTGCAGGTGGCTTTGGAGGATCTGGTGTTGATACTATTACATTAGATCCCTCTTTATATGGCACTAGCATTACATCAGCATCAACTGTATCTTGGAATCAAGATTACAGTAATTGGACTACTACCTCTAGCCCCGTTAACATAAGCACCGACGGCATTAGTATGCCAAAAGGTACTGATATTAAAATTGGTGATTTAAGTCTAGCAGATGCTATTAGTAAAATTGAAGAAAGACTAGGAATTTTACATCCTAACCCAGAGCTCGAAGAACGCTGGGATGAGCTAAAACAATTAAGAAACAGATATCTAGAACTTGAAAAAGAACTTCTCGAAAAAGAGAAGATGTGGAAAATATTAAAGGAAAAATAAATGGATGTTCGACTTATCTCCTACAGTCAACCAACAGAGGAATTTACAAATATGGGCATCTCAGATGCGCAGGAACTCATTGCGTATTGCGCCCGTGTCAGCAATCCCTCAAACCAACTTAACACTGAAACATCAGAAAAACTTATCAAGTACCTTGTCAAACACGCACACTGGAGCCCACTCGAAATGGTCTCAGCCTGTGTGGAAATTACAACTACTCGAGACATTGCCAGACAAATCCTCAGACATAGATCTTTTAGCTTTCAAGAATTTTCTCAGCGATACGCAGACCCTACTAAAGACCTTAACTTTGTCACAAGAGAAGCTAGACTCCAAGACGAAAAGAATCGCCAGAACAGCGTCGAAGTTGATGATCAAATGTTACAAAACGAATGGTATAGAGCTCAACAACGAGTCATCTATGCAGCCAAACGTGAATACGAATGGGCTATCGCTAATGGCATAGCTAAAGAACAGGCTCGCGCTGTATTGCCAGAAGGACTAATTGAAAGTCGCTTGTATATGAATGGTACATTGCGTAGTTGGATTCATTTTATTGAATTGCGTTCTGGTAACGGCACACAAAAAGAACACCAATTAATTGCGTTGGCCTGTGCTAAAGCTATCGCTGCAATCTTTCCAATGACTGAAAGTTTAACCGCAAAAGGATAATTATGAGTGCATCAGATATTTTAAAAGCAGCGTTAGAAAAGAAAAAAGCTGCTAATCAAAAACCAGGTAAGAAAAATGCCGGCGGTAGTGATAAGAGTATCGGCGGCAACCAAGTAACAACTAATAGACCAGCAAAGAAATCAGCAGGCCGTGGACGATAATAAATTAAAAAATTTCTGTGAAAACTATGAGGTCCGTGTACTTGACAATCAAAAACGCAGGGCACGGTACCACCCCCCACGATTCTTTACAGATCCAGAACGTGCCGATATCATACGCAAAGACGTTGTAGAGTACGAACACGAGCGAGTGTTTACTGTTGAGATTCCAGAAGGTAGACTTCGAGCATTAGTAGAATTAGAACAGCGATTTTTCAAATGGCAGAATCACAGTCGCGGTGAAGTTGATATGTTTCAAACACTTATGGACAAAGAGCGTGAAGAAGCTTTCTATCGCAATTCAAACAAAGCTGTCCAAAAAGCCTACGAGCAATATTCAATTATGCTCAATCTAGCAGGATACCAAAGAAAACTCTAACACAGCTTAGTTTGGTATTGACACTCTGTTAAATTCAATGTATAATTAACTTACTTTACAAAAGGTACATCAATGAGAGAATATTGGTCCTGTTCTAAATTTGCGGATTGGCTGCGAGGATCTCGTAAGCTATCTGCTGGTACTTCTAAAGAATGGTACGAATGGAAGAAGGCTTCTAAAGAATCAAACCCAATTCGTTACTGGTTGGCTGAAGAAGGCCTAGACTATCTGGAAAACATTTGGCTTTATATTCCAAACCGTATCAATGATGTACGCTACTACATTAACAATCGTTGGGTACATCAAACCCACGGTATGTATGCCAGCAGTCTTGCAAAGGGTAAATGGCACGAATTTGATACTAGATTGCTTCATTCTATGTTTGATCAGCTTATAGACTTTGTTGAGATTGAACAGGCCTGGCATTATGTTGTTTGGAACGACGAAGAACAGAAAAAATATAATGTTCCATACTGGCGCAAGCAATGGTGGACTCGTTGGTTTAGTGTATGGCGTTGTCCAGAAGCCGGCCTAGCTTATTTAGAATGGGCAAAAACTCTTACCAATGCAGAATTTTTAGAAGAAGATAAAAAACATCTAGCAGTTCCAACTGGACAGGCCGAAACTGCTACTGAACTTCTCAAATTATATCGTTGGTGGAAAGAAGAGCGACCAAAACGTCCCGACCCTTACGATGTTAGTGGCTGGAGTGCGTTGTGCGAAAAGCGTCGAGAAACACACAAAGAAGATGGATGGTTGTGGCAAGATCGTTCTGCCGCAGAAAAGAAAGAATCACGTAATGCTCTTAAAGTTATTTCTAAATTGGAAGAGCAGTATGAAAAAGAAGATGAAGCTATGATGATTCGTTTAATTAAAATTCGCAAAGGACTTTGGACCTAATATGAAACCCAATACTGCCTTTAGACTGTGGGTACAACGAGTTTGGATGGAAAATGTTGAAGAACATTTGACATACGGTGAACAACCATATAAAATAAAAGAGTATTGGGATCGATATAAATTTTGGCTTAAACGAGAATTTAAGCACCAACAGGAAAAGAATGGATCAGAATAAACAAGACGAAATCTATAGCAAGTATATGGCGTTTCATAGTGTGATGCTAGAAGATTTCAAAGCAATGGAAATTGCCGCAGTATTAATTGTACAAGGTCTCAGTATCTATAGAACTGTTTTATCAGAAGAAGACTATCAAAAGATGGTTGATGAAATCTACGGAAGCAAAGACGATGTTTATATTTTTGAAGATAATGGACCCATTATAAAATGAAAGCACAAACACCAGCAGAAGGTATTCTAAAAACTAACGACTTTGGAGATTCAAAGTGGTATAAGATTGTCTGTGGTTGCGGTCAACCCGACCATTCCGTTGACTTTGAAGTAGAAGCAGATGTAACTGGTGTTAATGTTAATACCTATGTAACTGCTAAAACTGATTATTGGAATGAATCTATTAAGAAACGCTACGACATCAACGATCCATACCTACAAGAACTTGATTGGGCTATTAAAGATATCTGGAATGGTTTAGTCACACGTTTAAAACTTACTTGGACTGTGTGGACTAAAGGTTATGTTCGTTGCGAAACTACCATTGCAATGAGTGAGCAACAGGCTCTTAACTATGCTGAAACGCTAAAGTCTGCTGTTAAGGATGTTGAAACGTTTAAAAATCAAAGTATTTCAAAAGTAAACAACAAGGCAACAATTAAAGAGGCAAACGAAGGAGATTGTGTATAATGGCAACTAACGAAGAAAAACAAGAACTTATTGAAATTCTTAAATTTACACCACGAACTTATAATATCTATATCGGCGGGTATGGTGGCGAAGCGTATGCTGGCAAAGTAGACAGAGCCATTTACGAATATTTCAAAGAACACAAAATTGACATTGAAGAATATGCCAATGACTGGGATGATAAGTTTGGTGATGTGCCTAGTGAGATGCAACCTTTTAGCCCAGGCAGTCCTTATGATTGCGATGGTTTATTTCACGCATCGGGCGCAGAGCTTTCTAATCTAAATGAAATTCAAATTAATGATGAGAATGGCAACGAACATTGGACCTGTGCTGCTGGCCTTAATGAATTAGAGGATGCAGGTGTTACTGTAGACGAATGGGGTGGTTATGACTTTGATGATCTACCCGAAGACACTATTGTACACTGGGGCGGTCAGGGAGAAAAAGGTACTTTCTTCGATGGCCAGATTGAATTAACACAACCATTTGATCCAAAGAAACTTACTATCAAATATGAAAACTGCGACGGTTGGTGGTTAATTAATAGCGTTGAATACGACGGTGAAGAAATTGACGGTTCAGGTGGTTACTCAACTACTGGCAAGTGGAACGAAAATAAATGGGTTCTTTGCAACGGTGAAGAAGTATATACTCCTGTTAGCCGCGAGGATAATGAGGACGAAGACGAGGATGATGAACCAGAAAGTGCTTGTACTAGTGAAGACTGGGATCCGGCAGAAGAACTTGATAAAATTATTGAAGAGCATCTAGTAACTGATTGGTATCCTGTAGACGTTAAACCTGTACACAAAGGTACATACGAAGTCGATCTAGGAAAAACTGTAGCTTGGCCGTTTCCAAGAATTGTTCGAGCAGAATGGACTGGTCGTACCTGGAAAGACGATGAAGGTAAGACTATTAAAGGTATTGAATCTTGGCGTGGCCTTGCAGAAGATCCTAATGCAATTAAATTTGACTGCGAATGTGTGCAATGCGATTGGCGAGGTATGGTAGATGAATGTAATGATTGGGATGGTCAAATGTGCTGTCCCGAATGTGGTGAACCCGTAGAATTTAAATGACCAAAGTAAGTAAAAGTCCCAAACGTTATACGTTTCAGGCCCAATCAACTTTAAAAAAGCTAGAAGAAAATCCCACTGATGAGTCTGCTATTTCTATGTTAAAAATGTATCAATCGTGGAAAGACGAAGCTGATGCAAAAACATTAGATGCTGAATGGCAGAAAAACAATCTCGAATACGAGCTACGCACCTGCGAATGGATTCTTACAAAAGTTCGTGAAAGTGACAAGTATGCTCAAAATCTTTATGCTGCAATGTGCAATATGCAGTTTCAAAAACTCGATGTTTTACCAATTTTAAAAAATGACCTTTGGAGTTGTAGTTGGAGACACAGCGGCGGAATAATTGCCGATATGCGTCAGCAAGGAGATTACATCGATTGGTATTGTTCAGGTATTGGTGGCGGACTGGGTAACGGTGACGAAAATGGTGATCGTGGGTATGTTCCTGAAGGAACAGTTACTGAAGAAATCAAAATTGATTTAAATAAGCTAGGTTGGGTTCCAGTTGAATGGCCCGATGACAA